CGGAAGTGAGCGCAGAGGCAGATGCGAGGCGAAAGGCGGAAGAGGCAGAAGATATTAAAATTATTATGCCGGGATTGTTAAAAATCGATCTAAACCCGGTGGCGGCGACGGAAGTGGATGCGCGCGAGGCACAGGCAGAGGCAGAGGCAGATGCGATGCGGAAGGCGGAAGGGGTAGAAGATATTAAAATTATTGTGCCGGATTTATCAAAAATCGATCTAAACCCGGTGGCGGCGACGGAAGTGGAGGCGGTATCGGAGGCGGAAGGGGAGGCGGTATCGGAGGCGGAAGGTCTTAAAATTATTATGCCAGGATTGTTAAAAATCAATCTAAATCCGGATAAAATAGAAACAGAAACCGAGACAAGTATTGGTATTCCTACACCACATATGGATATACAAAAAAAACAGACTGCCATATTAGATCAAATGAAAAAAAGTTCTGGAAAATTTAGCAGTCTTGATATATTAGGTGCCTTTAAATCGTTAGAAATTGAACCAATTGCGAAAAGCGAAACACATATTGGTGGTTCCCCCAACTATAATAAAGATGTTTACGAAAAACTTTTGAATGTATTTATTAATTATATTGTTAATTATAATTTATTCAAGAATTCGTTTTTGATAAAAAAATTACAAAATATAAGCAATACATCCAAGTATAAAAATGATAAATCAACTATTGATAACGATTTAAAAAAAAACGAGGGTCCGAATCTAAATTCCAATTTAGATGATTATTTAAAAAATAATTTTACCTTTGCTAAATATGATGATTTAATAAAATTGTTAAAAAATAGTATAACAAATGAAGCAAATGAAGCAAATGAATCAACTAAAGATTTTTATATAAAAGAGCTCGCAAATCTGTTTATACTTAATAAACCACCAGATATTGATGAAATAAACAAAATTATGTTTCAATATATCACATTGCGATTCAAAACGATATATGAGAAACTTGAGAATAATCATATGGATGGATTAGTTATAGATGAATATTTATCTGACTTAAAATTAATCCTAACATTTTATAGTATTATTCAAGTATTAACTCAACATTTTAGTCTGGAGTTCGAGTTAATAACTCAAGTAGAAGCTAAACAGGCAACAATAGATATTCTTGAAAAATACAGTGAATCTGAAGTAATATCTTATATTAAAATTAGGGACAATGTAACAGTATATAATCCAAGATATATGTATTATACCAACCATGCAAGCAATGATAATGAAAAAAAAACTTCAACTAATCATACTCTCTCATTACTTTACTGCAATGAACTCGACAATACCATAAACATTAATGTAGAAGGGGCGAATGCTATACATGTCGGAGGGGTGGATGCAACAAAAACAGACGCAGGGAAGAAGGCGGCGAATACTGTAAAACACGACCATTTATTCCATTATGGTTATTTTGATAAAATTTTATACAATGAAAACAATCGTGAATTCGGTTATAATATGGAGAGAGTAATAAATAAATTAGAAGATGAGAAAGACGTGTTTATTATCGGATGCGGAACACCTGACTCTGGTAAATCCAAGACATTGATTTATGATAATAATGACACTGATAATCCCGATGGTGCGATAGTTTATATGTTACAGAAACTCGCATCTGATAGTAATAATGATTATTATAAAAGTTTATACTTAACAATGTATGAAACATTTATGGATGATGATATAATCGGTGAAATTAAGACCCTTAAAAAAGTTAATGATTTACCATTTATTTTCAATCCTGAGAAAAAAATATTCTCCATTGAAGTTACATTTATAGAGTTTAAATCATTTATGGAACCATTAAATGATGAAAGTAATAAAGACAATTTGGACGATGATTTAAAGAGATTATGGGATTCCATTGAAAAAAACCAAACGGGCGCGGGATTCTTAGACTTTTTAGGCTTTTCCGGGAAATCAGACTCAGATAATGACCCCGAAAACAATAAAGAGCCAATTATAATTAAGAAGGAGATTTCACTATCATTAATATTACAACTGTTAATTAATAAAAAAAGAAAAATAAGTGCTACACCAACCAATTCATTATCCCCGAGAAGTCATGCTATTGGAATTATAAAATTTAGAAAAGATGAAAATAAAGAAGTCCGGTTAATCATTGGTGATTTTGCCGAAGTTGAAAATAAGTTAGATTATAAGTTTGAGTATCTTGAAAATATTCGTATTAAAATCGAAACAGTTCTAGCCAATAAAGCGATGCAGAAGGCTGAGAGTTCCAACAAAATGGCGGAGGAAACAGAGAAAAAGGCGGTGGCGGACTGGGCGACAGCGGAGGCAGCGGAGAAAGTGGCGGTGGCGAGCTGGGCGACGGCGGAGGCGGCGGCGAAGGCAGCGGAGAAACTGGCGAAGAAAGGATTGGTGGGGCCGGTGACGGAAGTGAAGGCGAAGGCGGAAGCGGCGAAGGCAGCGGCAGTGAATGCGAAGGTGGTGGCAGTGAATGCGGAGGCAGAATCGGTGAAGGCGGCGTCAGCGAAGGCGGTGGCGGTGAAGGCGGTGGCGGAGGCGGCAGTGAAGGCGGCGTCAGCGGAGGCGGCGGAGACCGCGACAGTGAAGGCGAAGGTGGTGGCAGTGAATGCGGAGGCAGAATCGGTAGAGGAGGCAGGGACGGCAGCGGATGATGTGGCAGTGAAGGTGGTGGCACTGAAGGCGGCGGAGGGCGCGGTTTTACATGTAACAAGCGATAGTGATAATGGTCACCTTGAAACTATTAATTCTGTAATGAAAACTTTATGTGAAAAAAATATAATTTCGGAATCTATATATGAGTTGAGTATTATCAAGCGTTCTGATGATGAAAATATTTATTTTTATCAGGCGAACTGGTATTGGAATAATAAAAATAGAGAAAAAATGATTGCAATGGTGAAATTTTTAAACAACCACGACCATGAAAAATCTTATGATTTTAATGAATTAACTATCCCGCTACCAGTAACCAATAACAACGAAAGTCAATATGGTGGAGGATTATTTGATGGTTTTTTTCCGCCATCTAAAAATGAAGTTATCTTGGAAGAAAGTATTAATAGTTCGCAAATACTATTTAGAATTGTCCAAATGCATTATGAGTTGATAAATCGAACATATGAAGGTATATTCATAAATAGATCGTTGCAGTCTATGCGTTCAACTATGACAAATGTATTAAAAGCAAAATCAAAAGATTCCAAACCAATTCCTAACTTTAATTCAAAGTGTATGAGTTATTATAAAAATCCTGTTACATATGATATGTTTGAAAACGAAACAGAAGATAACAGAAACAGTGACCCTGAACATGATAAATTTAATACAATACACCAAATATTGAGTGCTACGAAAAAGGGAAACGTTTTTGATAATTTGCAAAAATATACAGATGAAAATATTTCTAATAATTTAAAAGACGATTTAATATATTGTCTATGTTTGGTATTAAATAATAGTTATTCAGACCACGAAGGTGAAAAGCTCAATAATCCTCCTAAAATACCATACATTGATTTACGAAACGGATATATTGAACTTGAAAGGTTTACAAAGATAACCCAAGCATCAATGAATAATACTAATTATTACAAGCAAATTATATTTAAAGGCAAAGCTGAAGTTGGTGAAACAACGATACACTTGGCACCTAATATAAAAGAAAAATTTGAAGATTATAAATATTCATTTGAACCCAAATTAAACAATGAAATATTTAAAGCTATCCAAAATAATATTCTAGCTTCTTATCCGGTGGCAGTTGAAAAAAAAAATATACTAGAATATAATTTAAAGGATATAAAAAATAAATTTGAGACTCTTATTCCTATTAATGAATCGTTATCTAAAAACCCGTCAAGTGAAGCTATTATAACAGCTATTAAAAATTATTTATACGAGATTGAACAGATGAATGCTACTTCCGTAATTGGAACATTGGATTTTGCGGATCAAATATCAAAATATAATTTGAAATTTAACTCTTGTAGTATAGTTGAAAACGATATATTATATGATTCAATAGAAAACATGCATTTATATGGTAATACTGATGGGCCCATGCTAGATTATTGGAATGAGAAATAGAGCGATTAACCATGTCGAGGTGCTCTAATACAAAATATAAAAACAATATAAATTTTGAAAAATAAATAGTTTTTAAATTAAAAAAAATATTTATTCTAACCTAACGCTGGACGCTGTTTCTCATTAAATACTAATGGATAAGGCATTATGACTGCTTGAGGGCGTTCAAACCAGCGCTTAAACTCTATATCTTTTGTATTGGGTTTTACGGGTTCTATAGTCTCTACTAAATTAGAAGCACCAATGCCACGCAATGACGATTCTATATCTATGCCATTATTGGAGAGCGTTTGGTGAGCCATTTGACTAGGCATGTATCCTATTTCAGGAAAGCACTCTGTAGTGGGGCGACCCGTCGCAGAATGAATATACAAATTATGGTGTAAATAACTACTATTTTTATTATTTTCAATATTGTAATCCACTTGAGTATTGCGATTTCTTGTACTAGCCATTTTATTATATATAAAACATATTTTATTATATATTAAATCTTGCATATTAAATCTTGCATATTAAATCTTGCATATTAAATCTTGCATATTAATTGTTTTATTTGGGAAAAATGATTTTTTTCTAGTGATTTATTGATAATATAGCTTGAAAATAATTTATGAAATATATGAAAATAATCAAACGAAAACAACATGGAAAATACAAATGTGTTATCTAATTCTTTATTGTTATGTTTAAAAAATTGGAAGATTATCAGTTTTTCAGAGAGAATGTCTAAAATCTCAAGTATTTCCTCATTATCTTTCAATTCATCATATATTTTCCCGGTAATAACACTAATTTTGTCATCATCATATTCTACTTGTTTAAGTGCTTGTAATAGTTGTGCCTGATAACAAATATTAGATTGGTCTTCGTCATCAATTAAATTATAAGTACATACAAACCCTACGTCGTAATCTATGTCGTTCATATTATAATAATTAGTTTGTTATTATTATATGATTTTTTGATAATATAATAATTTGATGACTGGAGGAATATCTAATTTTTATTATTATCTCTCGCGTAATTACGCGCGCTAATACCAGAACGATTCCAACCATTCATTGCATCCTCTTCAATTAAATATGTTGGATTAGTAATTGTTTTCTGTATAGGTTCAATTAATGGATAGTTTTTATGTCCAGTGAAATCATTCTCCATTAATGGATTGACCGTTTTCTTATTGAGTGCGTTCTCTCCAGACCTCAACATAAACTCGGTATCGCTATCACCCATTCCTCTTCCTAAATATGGGACGGTTAAATATGGTCTGGCTACCAAAGATAATTTACACGCGGGTCTGGTTATGTGAGTATATTTTAATTCGTTATTAGCTTCTATTTCACAACCTTTAATACCACCTTCATGCCCTCCCTTATAGAATACCTGGGGCTGTTTGGTTGCAAATTCAATCGCATTGTTCATTGGGCAACTTGGATAAAAATTTTCCAATCTGTGATTGGCATTGTTCATATTTTGAATATTTCTCTGATCAATAGCAACATTATCATTTCCGATTCTTGATGACGAATCGAATGTATAAGGATAATTTGTTGTAGACGACATATATAATAATTTAATATAATATTATATTTAATATTATATTAAATTATTAAATGAGATAATTGATTATGGTCAAATAATTTTACTTGAACCCATTCTACCGCCCTGTAACAATTTATCTACCTCACCATCTTTATAAGATGCCGTATTACCATAGCAGAATTTCGCAAATTCTTTCTGGTTATTAGGGACAGTAGTATTAGCGGTAGTATGGAATTGTCTCATAGATTGTTCAAAATCAAATTTATCTCCTAAATCATTAAATAATTTTTCATCAATACTTTCATCATTGAAATTTTGTTTGATAAAATCTTTAGTGGACTCATTAATTTGCTCTTCAACTGCTTTATTATATGCGGGGGCGGCTCTCTTTCTATCTGGATTATCGTGTATTTCTGGTAATTGTATATTCATAAGTGGGTTAATGATTTGTGGATTGGTGTAATTATGTTTAAATCTTTCATATATTTTATTATCCCCAAACGCCTCTTTGAGTTTGTTGTTCTGTTTTTTATTTAAAATATAATAAGTTGCAATTAACATTACTAAACTAATAATACCAGTAAATAAAAGTTTAAGATTACCGGTAAAAAAAAAACCAATACTACTAGAATAAATAACAAACTTACTAATAGCATTTAATTTTTCTTCTCTTGTCATATGCTCCATAGGCCATAAATCAAATATGGTTTCTTTATTTAATAACACATATGGATTATGTATCCAAAATTTAGTATTAGGTTCTTCTTTAGTATTATCTTTATCCATTTATATATATATCCATAGTTATTTTTATTAATTAATTTCACTTTAAATTAATGTTTCAATCGTATCCATGTATTTCTCCAAATCTGGTTTAACTAATTTACTGTAATCAATCAGCTTGGATGCGTCACCATAAGTCTGTGGCTGTAGTCCGTTTACATTAATGGGACATGGCCAATGAGATGTAGTTCGCAACTCGTTGAAATATTTGCGGCGCTTCTCAACTTGAGTTTTCGTATTTTTGATATGTGATTTCGGCAAATAGCACAAATACTGGACAATTCTCTCCTCTGAATTGCCCTTACCGTACTGATTTTGGTGAAATGTGCGAGAATCCCAAATAACTAAATCTCCAGGATTAACATCCATAACCACCCTGGTGTCTTTGATTTGTTCTAAATATGAAGGATCGATCAGTTCCCAGTTTTTTGATCCCTTTTTGTTTCTGTTCTTAAAATATTCTTGGTGCAGATCATGTGAGTGTCTATATAATACTAGAGTTCTCTCTGAATTTTTGGTAAGGCTCGCGAAACTTTGGTAGCAATGCACTCCAACCGAATTAGGAGCTTGATCTGTATGCGTCCAACAGTTGTCTTTTTTGATACAGTTTTGTGGAATATAACAGGACCCATCAAACGAAACATTTAACTCATCCGTATCCCAAATTTGTTTGAAAATATCAATAATGCTTTTGCGTGTCCTCAAAAACCAAGCATGTTCTTGGTGTCCTGCCTCGTGAAATTTGTAAATGCCATGTGGATCAATTGTTGCATGTTGTTTGTCGTGATCGGGAATGGATTTTTGCCACTTATAAAACATTTCTTTTGCGATATCTACTTCTTCACTTGTTAAAACACTTGGAATTAAGACAAAGCCATCTGTCTTTAAATTTTCAATATATTTATTAATAATTATATTGGAAATCTGGTGTTCCAATTCCTCAATGCGCTTCTTCAGGTTATCCATTGTATCACTCTTTATATATTATTATTTTGTAATACATATCTAATATTTATATGAATATTTTTCAATTTATTTTGTATTAAACAAAAATTTTACTTTTTTTTGCCCTTGTTCTTCTTCTTATTGTTCTTGCGTTCACGTGTCCCAACTGGTGTGTCGGGTGTTTTTACAGTTCCATTTCCACCAAACATATCAGGATTGTTTTTCATTTGTTCCATTAATGATGCTAAATTTTTGTTAATGTCATTTAAATTTGGTTCTGGTTGTGAATTATCAGATTCCATAGTTTGAGCTTCCGCTGTTCCATTGTTCTTGTTGGCTTCCGCCTTTTTCCGCATTCGTTCCTTTGTCCTAGTAGATTTAATATTTTGATCCATCATATTTTGAAATGCATTATTGTTCATTTTACCACCACCCTTTGGCATAAATTGATCCATATTCATGGATTTGAAGATGTCTTGAAAACTTTCCATACCAGGCATTGACTGCATGTTTTTGAATATATCAGATGCTTCTTCTAAAATTTCACTCTCTTTAAGCGAACCATCTTTCATTTTAGAATCCAGTTTTCCACTGATTTTATTAACAATTCCCATCAACTTTGTAGGGTCTTTAAATAGATTTTTTAATAAGTCGTCAACGCCTGTGATATTTTCTGTATCTAAACCCAAGTCTTTGGTCGTCTCTTCCGCCAATTCCTTTGCCAAATTACCTAATTTTCCATTAATTAATTTATCAATGTGATCGTGTATAGCTTCTGTATTTGGAAGATTATCAATATTAGAGGGGTCGATATTCATTGAGCCGAATAAATTGCCAAATGGATTATTGTTTGATAAATCGGCATCATCCGACCCGTCGGTCTCGGTTCTGGTTTTCTCGGAAAATAAATTATTAATATTTTTAACCGTTTCTTGAAGTTTATCTTTAAATTCGTCACCATTAATGGCTTCAAATAATTTTTCATTATTACCAAGTGACTCTTTCTCATGCACGTTAGTAATTATGGAAAATAGTATAAGTTGTAAATATTTCCAGAGTGTTTCTTTTGTTGTAATTGTAGTTGTATCAAAATATAAATCCGAGAAATTAATATCAGGCAAGAAACAGAGTTCAGTATCTAGAGTAAAAATTTCTTCGTTTTGATAGAGAATGTCTAAAAATTTAAGTGGGAAAACTTTCTTACAATAATCAAATATATTACTCATACTAATAACTAATTCGCTGTCCGCCGCTAAATTATCATCGCTGTCGGCAAACGTATGATTGAGAATATTAGTAAAATCAGAATTTTTAAGTATGATTGCCTCTGTCTTATCATTGAAAGTAATAATTAGGTCAGTTAGTAGATCCTTAATTATTTTAGAAAATTCAATCAAGTTAGATACATCTACATTTTCGGTATTATTCATAGCTTATGAAATAGATTTGTGTATTATATTTAAATATATAATTTATTTATATATTTAAAAATTAATATTAATTTAAATTAATATTAATTTAAATTAATATTAATTTATATAAATTTATTTTATTTTATTTTATTTCGGTCATCCTGGTAGTTTTTTAAACTCTCATCATTCACTTTATCAGGCAAGTAATTCTCTTCCGGCGTTTCTATTTTATCATTATTATTAATAGATGCGTAATTATATAGTTGCCGCAAACCACCGTCTCCTTTAGCGGAGAGTTCGTTATCATCTTGGTCTAAAAAACTAAAAATATCAGAATGAACGTCTGTTAATCCATTATTCATATTAAATGCGGATGGTTCACCATTAAAGTTCGTCGCTACTGCGGTATTAATTTGTTCCACGGGTTTTAAATAATTAATAATATCATCGCCAAACAATATTTTAAGTTCCCCGTTTAATATCATGAGAGCGGGGACCCTATTAACTTTTTCTGGTAATAGTATTTCCTGCATATTTTCTAATACAACATAATTGAGGTTATTTTTTTTTATCCTTTTGTCTATACATATATAGTGCAAATCATTTTTGACAGATGATTTAGATAAATGCCCAACTATTTTTTTACAATTTTCACAGAAATTACTATAATATAAAACGGTTCCCATTTATTAATATAATTTTGGTAATTTATTTATATTAATATTTTAACTAAATATTAATATAAATAAATTTATTCTATTTTAATTAAAATTGAAAAAATTATTATAAATAATAAATAAATTACATAGTATAAATATAATGAACGGTGAGCCAAAAATAAGTAACGTAGAAGAAATTAACAATGTCCTGAAATTCACGTTAAGTAATACCAATATTAGCTTTGCCAATGGTATTAGGAGAGTACTATTGTCTGAGGTTCCCAGTATCGTATTTAAAACAACTCCGTATAGCGAAAATAGAGTATTGATCAGTGTGAATAAGTCAAGACTAAATAATGAACTGATTAAACAGCGAATTAGTTGTATACCAATTCATATTAATAATGTATATGATTTTCCTTACCAAAATTATCTCGTAGAATTGGATGTGAGTAACGATACCAATGTTAATATTTATGCAACCACGGGTGATTTTAAGATAAAAAATACTGAAACCAATAATTATCTTGATCGTTCTGAAGTCAAAAAACTATTTCCACCCGACCCCATTACAGGTGACTATATTAATATTCTGCGCTTGCGTCCCAGAATTAACGAAACAAGTGGGTTGGAACAAATCAAATTTGAAGCCACCCTAACGATTGCTACGGCGAATGAAGATAGCACTTTTAATGTAGTATGCACTGCTGCATATGGCAACACATTAGATCCAGTAAAAATTAAAGATGGTTGGGAGGAAAAGGAACTTACACTTAAATCTAAATCGGTTACGAGCGAGGAAATTGAATTTGTTAAAAAAGATTGGATGCTATTAGACGCCAAGCGTATGTTTAAAAATAATAGTTATGATTTTGTAATTGAGACAGTTGGCATTTATACTAACTTTGAACTAATGGATTCTGCTACAGGCATTCTTATTCAAAAGTTATACACTACCCTAGAATCTTTAAAAAATGAACCAGATTTAATTAGTGATGCAATTGATACATTGGAAAACTCATATATCATCGTATTAAAGAACGAGGATTATACTGTTGGTAAGATTATTGAATATAAGCTATTCAGCAAATACTTTCAAGAGGAGAACATGTTAAATTACGTCGGTTTCCTTAAAAAGCATCCCCATGATAAAGATAGTTTCATCAAAATTGCTGCTAAAAATATCCTATCCAAAGACGAAATCATTAGTATGGTTGAAGATTGTGTAAATTCAAGCATAGAGTTAATTATCGTAATCAAAAAATATTTCGCAAGTGTATAAACTATAATGGGTAACATATATACTACCTGTTTTACTGATAGTAATTATAAAAATAATACTAAACAAATTATTACTCCATCATTCATTATAAATCATAACCCCCCAACAAAATATATATATATACCAGACATAATAGAAAATTATTATCGTGGTCATTATGATAATGATAATGATAATGATAATGATAATGATAATGATAATGATAATAATGTATAAAAATTCATTTTATGTATAAAAATGAATTTTTAGATAGTTAAAACAACTTACATCCCGACATCAGTGTCTTCGGGCTCATTATTAATTGTATGTTTGGTATGTGAATTATATTTATAATTAACTGCGTGCATTAGTTGGGCGGGATGTAGTCCATTGACATAATTAATAACGAATTTTTTATCAACTACTTTACCAGAAACCTTGAGTTCTGTTTTATATAGTTGGTGTAGATTATACATATGATTTTTGTATTGGAATTCATAGTCTTTGAGTGGCTTCTCCTTCTTAATAAAGCAATTTACATAATTATAAAATAGATGATTAGTATATTCAAACAAACCCAGTTTGAATTTATTGAACAATACTATATGTTCTGGATAATAATATAAGAACTCTTTGATTTTCCCCTCCTTCTTTAGATCATAGTAATTAAATTGTAGTTTTGGTTGGTTTCCTCGCAGCTTACGAACATTTTCATAATTAATATTTCTAATTTTAGTCCTTGTTCCATCAATATTATAAATAATAGAACCTACACAGTGAAATGGTGCCATACGATTTTCAAAATGCGCCATAATTTCATCATATGATGTGGTAATGGGATATTTATTAATTAGTTGGATAGTTGTGTCAGCAAAAACACATGGGGGCTTACTAATAAAGTCGCTGATGTTTTTTTCAACAATAGACACATGTGGGAAATTAGTGTTATCGATATCATAAACTTTGATTAGATAAAGCATTGGGGTTTGAATAGGGGTAACAATTCGATTGAATGGGTGTTGCATTACAAATGAATAAGAATATTTCTTATCGAGATTGTTTAAATCAAAATTACATAATTTACAACTTTCAAAAAACATACTTCTGAATGTGATATTATCGGATTGCACATCATTGTTTTCGCCATTGAATAGGTCATAATTTTTTATATCATTAAAAAAAACAATGTTACCCCCAACAGTTGATTTGGTAGCAATCTCCCAAATTTTATTAACATTATCATAAAATACATTAATCATTGTTCCATCCACAAAATCTTCTCCCCAACATTCCTCAGTATTTGGGTACTTTGCTGTGAATTTTTCAAAACCAAGCGATTTTTCCGGACTGAATACTAGAACTCTATTATTCCGGACAATAACCGATCGAAATTTAGATATAGTGTCATAATATTGGTCGTTCATATCTGCATAGGTTTCTAAGTAGTCCTTCTTGTATTTGATAACAGTGTATTCGTTGTCATTATATACATATTTTTTTTGTTTATATGCATCATTTGCTACATTTATAATATCGGTTAAATTTACTTCTTTTCTGATTTCATTATTATTATTACTCGTCATTACGGGTTATTGTTATTATTAGAAATATATCTTTAACTTGTTTCAAAATAAATTAAAATAAATATATATAATACGATATTAGATATATTATTATTATAATAATTTATGTAATAATATACTTAAAATAAATCTTTATTAATTGATGTTGGTAAACCATGGCCGAACAAAATCATATAAATCAGTATTAACGCTGATAGTAATACGCTTCTGTTTTCAGCGACACTTTGTTTTTGTCCCATGGCAAATATCATTAATAAATATGACACTGCACCGATAATGAGAGAATGTAAAATCATCATACGAGCAGACTCCATTTAGTTTATATATAGACAATATATAATAAATTTTTATTATCTAAATTTTTATACAAATAAAAATTGTATTTCACAAATTTTCTATTATAAATATAATATAATATAATATAATTATAATGGAAAATACTAATTTTATTTTACAATATGGAGATATTATCCGCATTATTTCCCCTACAAATAATCATTTGAATGAGAAAATTTTTTTCATCAAATTTATTGACCGCACCAAAATTATTTTATTAAATGATGATTTAACAACTACTCTAGACATCGATGAAGAAATTGGTAAATTGATGGATGATACAATAGACAATATAATATTACTTTATAGACAGGAAAGCCCGAGTTTTATTATTCAAAATAACATTACTATTGGAAAAAGTATATCTATTACTTTTGCTGGTCCTTTACCAAAAATTATAAATGGGGTAATCACAAATACAGAAGAAGATATGGTTGAAATATCTATTCTACCAGTCTCCGATCCCCCTAATATTATATATATTGATTTCGCTTTTTCGGGCATTCCCGAAAAATACAATATTGAAAAGATTGTTGTTAAAGATATGAAAAATGTATTATCGAGTGAAACACCCGAAATACCTATAGGTGATGATGTTCCAGGCGAGTTTATCAATTTAGAAAATAAAGACTATTTGGATTACGAACTTAATCATCCTATAGATGACAATGTATACAATGAAATATTATTAGATGAGTTTGAATTGGAGGATGAGTATGAAGAATTTTACCATAATGTAAATGTTCCAGACAATGAAAAAAGATATACTTTAGATACACAGTTAAGTGATTATATGGACTCCAGATTGAATAAATATAAACCAGAAGAGAGAAATGAAACACTTATAGCAGAGGTCAATTTAGAATTAAACAGATACAAAGAATTGAGAAAATTGTATTCTGTTTTTGACGATAACAATAATCCTCATATGCCACCAAAAAAGGGAGAATTTTATAAACCGTTAAAGGATGCATTATATAATTTAAACAAAAAATTATACTGGCTCGTTCCCGTAGTTTATAACTCCAAATCGTTAATTTACGAAGAAGAAAACGAAGACATCGAAGATATTGACGAAGAGCATACCAATACAATTAAGATGGGTGAATTCATCCAAAAAATTAATTTTGTCATTAATAAATGGTCGAAATCGACTTCTAAAGAACAACTAAATGACTACAAAACATATATTAATAATCTAGTATCCATTATTGATAATACTATAAATATTCACTCACCCGATGCAGGCATTGATAGTATTATTCGCAAGAAATTAGATGTTAATACCCAGATACATACAATAAATGATATATACGATGATTTCTACAGTTATGTAGTTAAGGATGGCTCAATTGATAAAAATAGGTTTTCCGTAGAAGTTTACAATCAAGGTATGAATATGTTACAATCTGATCGTATAAATAATAAACTGATATATAATTTTACCGATTTAACACCAGATGAGAAAATAACTGTTATATCATTTATTACATTACCATTACCAGTTTTTAACTTCTCTAAAATAAATTTAGAATACACAAATATATTTACTAAATCCAATCTTAATACTGACTTTTTTAATTATTATCAAGTGTTAAATAATAATACTGTTATTAACAAACATATTTTGGAGGAACCTGAATTCGAAAAATTTGTAAATACACACGAGAATATTCACGACAATAAATTATTTAATAATATTAACAATTTTTCCATACAAGAAAGTAATACTAAAACCGCAGAGGAGAAATTGAACCTGTTAATGGAATCCTTTATACCAACAAATAGTTCAGCGATTAAATATCTATCTCATGCAAATAAATATGTTAATTACAAGTCATTAATTATTGATACGCAGGCGTTAAATATTGACATGTATTCCATCAATAACAAAGATTACAAACTTATCAACAAATTATTCGATGAAAATATTGCGAACTATAAAAAAGAATATACTGCAAATAAAGATCTTATGAGTGAATTATTAAGTATTATCAATAAAGAACCAAATAAAATTAATGCTAAATATAATTTTGACTTTGATATTATAAATAAAGACCTTAAACAGGAATTATATGATACTTACAAGATAGACCCAAAATTATATAATGATAAATCCGAATTATTGAACGATTTCATAGAAATTGATAGTGGTAAATTCTTTACTGCTACTTTAAATAAAACCATTATGGATTTAATAGTCTCTAATTTATTGGATAATTTTATTACACAGGCAAACAAATCAAATCAACCCATCCCCCCAGAGGATAATGATGATACTTGTGAAAAATACTATCTCTCTAAAAAATACACATCAATGGAATATATGATGGATGATAATAATAGGGAATTGTTTGTTGATGCCATATATGATAATACTATGTATAGTTTAGTAAACGAATATCCAAATGAACGAGCCAGTATGGACACCAATAATTTTTTCTCATTTTTGACAGATAAAATCATGGATATTATGAAACTAACAAAACAGAATGCTCTGCGGGAAGCGAAGGCGATAGTCGAGGAGAGAAAAGAAGTAATTGATGGTGATTACGCAATATTTTTAGATAGCATAACTAAAAAAAATTATATTTATGTTCGTATGAATTCAACCTGGGTATTAGATGAAAAATTTAAAAATGATTTCCACATTGACTCCAACAAAATATTATGTGATGTCAACAAAGATTGTATATCAATTGGTGACAAGTGTATGAACGGTGAAAAATTGGACAGAAAAAATATGAAGGAAGACATTGATAAAATACTAGATAGTTTTCAAGCAAAATATAATTTAAGCATTGAAGAAATCAAAGGAAGGTTGAATATCAACTATGACAATGCTAAAAATTACCTGATTAATGTTATTAAAATTAAAAACGAGAAGAATAAATATATCAACAATGTTATACGCAGCAATTACATGGAACTATCATATGATATTGCCGAATCCCCATATAAAGAGTTAAAAGACAAAGTGTTGGGAATTCCCGATTTTATTAAACGCAATGAATATATTAAAAAATTCTGTCTTAAATTCACAAGAGAGGCTATATGCGATGAAAATAAATATTGGCTATATTGTAATTCCATCGGTGTTAAATTAATTCCGTCGTTTTTATTAAAATTGGCAAACGCATTCTCCAGCAAACAAAATTATATTAAAGCACTTGATACTATCTGTGCTGAACAGGGCACTATTAGCGATGATAATAATAACTGGGTAGATAAACACAGTGGTTATATTATCAAGAACATAGATTTTTCCAGTGACGAGGGTTATGATGCTGCCGGATTTAAATTAAACACCAATGAGGTATTGGATAATGACTATAATATAAAATTGAATAAAACAAATTTATCAAGTAACCCCGAGGTGTATATTATTACAAATATAATTTCAACATTATCAAAAATGATGGGAATTAATATTGAAACGCAATACGAATTTATAATTAATAGTGTTGTTGCTATGCAAAAAAACAATATTCCCTCGAAACAAAAATATGAAATTGCAATGTCCAAAGCATTGGCAGGGAATATAAAAGGAGCCAAAATTAAAAACATGCTTTCATATGAAGATATGTGTAATCAATCGCTTCTATTTTTAACACTATCATATTTCATTATTACAATTCAAATTAACATACCCAGTTTGAAAACCAAAAAGACATTTCCGGGATGTATTAAGTCATTTTCGGGATATCCCATGGAGGGAGACCAAGATAAAACCACAGTCATATATGTTGCGTGTATAGCAAGCAAACTTAAGGCGGACATTAAACCATGGAATACCATATTGAAAGTATCTGCGGGGACCATTGCTAAAAAAATAGAGGGGCTACTGGATATGTTCTTGTTAAAAGATAAAACTGTTATTGATTTAATTAAAACAAAACAGGAATATTTACTATTGAATAAAGATGAAATTATACCAGATGAATTATCCATTAGCAACTGGCATCGATTTTTACCACCATTAAGCGATATCAAAATTTCTAAAAATAATAGTATGCCAGTGGGAGAGACATTTGAGAATGATTTAGTAGATACATATAAGAATGGCAAAAAGAACAACATGTTAGAAATATTATTAGCCAAAAATATATATTTGAGCAATTCTATAATTGAAAGCGTTCAAAAAATAGTAAATGAAAATGCTATAATATTAGAAAATTTGACAGGTGTTCCTTTCTTAGAAAATACTTGTTGTAATTCCAGTATAAATGCTATAGATTACTTTATGGCAAACGATAAAAGCATTGATGAAAATAATAAGTTAATCAAGAATTACAACCGTGTTATTGAAAAAATAAATAAGTTAAGCACGCCATCTATTTTGTATCATGCTGAGAACACCAAAATTATATTACCTAAAATAAAATCGGGATACAATGATAATACCATTTATAAGGTATTCATATATTATTGTAATTTCAATAACAACTTACCTATAGACGATGAATTGAAAAATATTTGTCCATATAAACCAATTGAATATGATGGTACAAAAGACACATCAGAGATTGTTGAATATTTGAAAGAAGAAGGTAAAATATACGGCAAAGATATGGTAGACGACCTATTTGATGTTATTAATAAACGAAACATAGTAATTATTAATACGGATTACCCGATAATAAATAGTATAGAACAATTAAGAAATATAGTCCAAAAATATGATACTTCTGATAGTGTTGATGAAAACCTATTTGAAAAATTAGAGACATTATTAGACACATTTAGCATTGAGAATGTAAACACAAAAGAATTGGACGACATCAAAAATTATCTGGCTCGTGCGAATATTATAATGAAAAATAATGTTATGGAATTTGTAATAAAGTCTCCTGGTACAAGCAAAGTTTTCCGCGATAATATGGAACAAATTTTAAATTTTGAAATAAACATTAATACATGTGAGTTTTATGAAAAATATCTATACAATTTGCTTAATATATTCCCCAATATAATTTTGAATAAAAATATGAATATCAATAAAATACCAAAACATTGGTTATTGTCTGAATTACATAACACTGATATCGTAAATATTTTAGATAAATACTACAAAAAACTTAATTCGTTTTCCAACAAACCGGGTTTAGATTTGGTATTCAAATTAATTAAAAACAAGTTCGGTATATTTTTGAAGTTAATAAAAATTATCAAATATAATTCACCAATTAAGATAAGTAATAGTTCAGGTGATAATGAAATACCAAGTATATTTGACAAAGATTTTATCACGTATCTGTATTCTTACTTTTTTTACAGTGTTATGAATGAATACATTAATATAACAAAAGACGATCAGTTCAAATTAGAAATAGTTGAGACACCTGATTATCTTGAATCGGGTGTTAATACTAATATCTTAAATTACATATTTGAGTTTTTAAATATAATGAATAACCATTCGAATTTAATGAGTAACACATACAAAAAAATAAAAGAAAAGATTTCACACTCAAAAGAGAAGGAGAAGGATTTAATCACGCAATATTTAAAAGATTTAACGGACGAGGAGAGAGAAGTCGAAAATATATTCAAAAACAACAAATTAGAAAGCTGGGGTGCCGGGTTACAGAAAGGACTAACTAAATATGTAGCCGATAACTATGATGACGAAAGAAATAAAATGGATAGACAAGCAATTAAGGAGAGAAAATTAAATCAAACCAATAATGTAACTGAAATGAATAAAGAAATTTTTAAATTGGATTTAGAAGAAGAAGAAAGACAGGCCCAGGAAATTGAAGACGAAGAAGATAATATGAAAAATATACCAGACGACGACAATAATGATAGTGATGAAGATGATGATTACTGAATAAAGGTAATTATATCATATGCTATGTAAATTATATTAATGGTTTAGATAAATATAATTTATAATTAATTTTATATTTATTTTATATAATATTAATATGTTTTCATCATTTGTTAAAAATAATATACCGTTGGTTTCAATTATTATGTTTTCTGCTATATTTATATTTATAATACTGACAAAACCAAGTTTGATGTTTGATAAGCATGGAAAACCGAGAGAATTTGGTATAGGTTATAAAAATAAGACCATATGTCCTATTTGGCTAGTTATTATTATTACAGGAATAACATCTTATTTAGCAATTCTATGTTTGGCTAATTATAAAAAGTTATTGTATTGAATACCCCTTTCATAATATCAATTTTCTAAATTGTTGATATTATTGATTAATTTTTTCTGGCTATTCTATTGGTCTAAAATATAACTGTTCAGGGATGTCATCCTTCATATAGCTCATCTGTATATAAGAATTGTGGGGCAATTCGTCATATGATAACCCNAACTCTCTCATTTGATGACCGGTCAATTCAACTTCACCTGTTCCCGACTTGTATGCACTGATAAAAGTATATTTAAATTTATCTATAAACACTGACAATTGAGTTGTATAATCCTGGTTATCGCTTTCGCTTGGTTCTTCTTGTAAAGATTGCCATTTCTTACCGTATACTGGGTTTCTGGAGTTTTCATATAAATCAGCATATTCTTGTTTAGTTTGGTCCAACGATTTTTCACAAGACATATTTATGATGAAATTATAACTTATCGATGAAATTAGTGTTCCGGCGAGGACATACCAAAACAATTTGCCTACTATAGTTTTTATATTTATCAATGCGAACAATTTAACCGATTTAGGATCATTGAGAAACGTCTCAAATTTACCACTATCACTTGCATTTCCCATAATAAAATTTTCACTATATAACTGCTTAATGAACTTGGAATAATTATCCTTATCTGTATCTATTTCATTTATAAATCGGGAATAATTATTTTCAATGTTTTCCAATGCCTTTTTTAGAGTTGTGTCTTCGCCGATAGTAGATGATTTTAATATCGCCTTAACCGCTTGTGTAGCACCTAAAGTATTTACTACAAAAAACCCAATAGTATTTGAAAAGGGATTTATCCAACTTGGAAATAATTCAAGTAGCAAATACAATAGACCAAATATAATTAACCATGGCAAAATAGTAACAAATAATACTGAACTCCATTGTATTGTGTTTCCCATACATATTTTTTTTGATATGCTTATATTTATGAAATATGTACCAATTATTAAAAGCGCGATATAAATAATAGTGAAAACTGGATTATCGGCGTTTGATATTACGTTAGATAGAGTTGAAGATGAAATAGTTGCGTATATCACCAAGAACCCGTAAATAATAGTTATACACAAAAAAAATATCATTGATGTACCTGCACTTGGTAATGGTATATTTTTCATCTCACCTATATCACTAGTAATGACAGAAGCCATACTTAATTATATCTATATGTATAATATATTTTTATAAAATAACTATAATTATTAATATATTATGGATTTAAAAAATATAAATAATTTAAATAATTTTTTAAATTATAATTCTTCAAACAAAGAGTCGAATAATGTTATTAAACCTAAACTCATCGAGCCAGGTGTAAAATATTTCTTCGGGAACGTATTAAAAGAATGCAATAATTACAAATATCGAAATTATACATTAATTTACAATGTATCTTTATTCGTTTTATTTTGTTCTATTTTAGGAATAATTCTAATCTATAGATATAAAGGCAATACCACAGTTCAAGAGAGAGATAAAAAACATCTTGAAAATAAAAATTATATAATGTCTAAATTGATGTATTATAATCGTACTGATTTAGAAAATAAAAAATTAGTTCAAAATAACATGATTACAAATTTACCAGATTATAGTAATCACCCAGAAGCCGGTTTATTACATAGAAAAATATATTTTTAATTTATAATATGAATGATTCATTTCAAAAAGATATTATACAGGAGAGCGACTACAATAAATATTTAGAAGAACTGAAAGATTATTATAGTATTAAAAAAAAATACACATCACATAGAGATACATATATTAACAAATTAATTAACTCTAAAGACTACACAATGGATACTAAAAAAAAAATGGCCTCCACATACAAATACAAGTGCGTTAACTGTGGTAATATAGGGGGTTCTGTTTTTAGTGAATCCAATAAAATGCTGCGCGCTACTTGCGGTAATACATCATCTCCATGTGATTTGAATATTTCCATTGTTAAAATGAACTCTAGTTTAATCAATAAAGACGTTGAAAGAACAAACTTATTATTGAATAATAAAAAGAAGGATATTGTTTTAACTAAACTTGATTACTTATTCAAATATATCACAGAAGATAAAGCAGTAGAATTATTTGAACAATACAACAATGATAGGTCTACGATTCAAGATAATTACAATAATTTACTATCAATGTATAATTCTATTGTTGATAACCCCGAAACTGAAAAATTAATTAATGAAAAATTAGAAGAACATAGTAGATTAGAGAACGTTCATAAACAATTTATCAAACTTTATACTGAAACAAACGAAACCCAATATTTAAAAGATGCTATATTGGTTTATACTGATAAATTAAAACAATTAGACGAATTCATATTGAATTTGAAATACAAACATAACTATATTGAATTTAGAGATGATATGAAATATTTACACCAGGATAAATATGTATTGACAGATTTAGAAGTAATAAAAAAACCCAATTAATTTTTTTTTATATTAATATATAAATGATAGGAAATATGTTGAAAATATTAAATATTAAGGTTTTTTTAATTAGTTTAATGGCCGGACTAATCTTTATGTATTTTGATGACAGCAAAAAAAATATATCCGTATTTCCTACACCGTCTAATATTGATACCGTGGAATATAAAGATAAAGCGGGAAATTGTTTTGAATACACCATGGAAAAGGTTAAATGTCCGGATAAATCCAAAATAAATAATATACCCGTTCAATAAATATATACCAGTATATATAATGATTGGTAGGGGATTAAGTACCGCAATAAAGAATATTATATATACTGATCGTGGGAGGTTTATATTATCTATTATTTTAGGTTTAGGGTTAGCTACTTTCTTTAGAAAATTATGTGAGGGGAAAAATTGCTATAATTTTATTGGCCCCAAACAGAAGGATGTAAGAGACCAAATATTCTCGTTCGATTCAACTAACAATGAATGTTATATAATGAGAGAAAAGGCTGTAAAATGCGGAAATAAACTTAAATCAGTTGAATTTGCGTAATTATGAGCATAAATATTTAATGTAGTATAGTAAATATTTATAATGGAAAATTTAAAAAGTGGTACTACCTCAATTTCACAATTGCCAGCCAGTAATATGCGTTCCCCCGGAACCGACCAACCGTCACAAGTTCAATCTAATAGTAATAATGTGATATTAACAAAAAACGATGTAGTTTCAGAGTCAACTACACAAATGCAAAATCCAGTGATGCTACAAATGTCTTCACAGCCATCAAATGAAAATAAAGTGGATTATAACGAAATGATTAAACAATTACAGCAGGCCACTTTGGCCGGTGCCACAGGACTGCCGAGCAGAGATATACCAACCAATACTAATGAAATTCACACAGATGTTAAGATTAAGCCCAATTTTATACCACAACTCGATAATACTGATTATATCAGAAATAACGAATCACAGAATGAGATTGTTTCACAAACCAATAATAAACAGCAGAATATTGATAGTATTGATTCATTCTTTAATGAATTTCAATTACCATTATTAACAGCCGTGTTATATTTCTTATTCCAATTGCCTATATTTAGAAAAACAATAAAAAAAATTTTACCATCGCTATACGGTAATGACGCAAACCCCAATCTGAATGGATATATGTTTAATAGTGTTTTATTCGCTGTTATTTTCTATGGTTTAGTTAAATTAGTTAATCAACTAACGGTAAATATTTCATAGAGTGTTGTTTATTGAATCATTTTCAATGTAATTTTCGTTATCATAATTTTCGTTATTATTACAACAATTTGTATCACATATACAAGATAACATTAGTGTGTTTTTATCATAATATAATAATTCCCCCATTTCCGCTATTCTGTATATAATTTTATCAAGCTCTATATTTCCATATTCCTCCATTGTAACATACTCTAATAATTCTTTATGTATTTTAACTTTATCATCTAAAAACGCCTCCTGTATTGTTAAACGGTTTCCTTTAATATCAAAATATCTATCAATATGTTTATAAATTTCATGATAATATTTTATATCGCGTGCTTTACACATTAATTCTTCGTCTGTATCACTATCTAACATATCAACGGATAACCATTCATTGTATGAATTAATCAAACCATGTGCGTATAAATAAAATATATCACGATATTCTTGATTAAATATATCGTTATATTTAGGTTCGGGTTCACCCATATCTCCAGTTGTCATTAATTAAAAATTTAACAGTATTATTATAAATTTTTATTTTACAATTCAATTTTTTTGTTAATTGTAAAAAATTTACCAAAAAATTGAATTGTAAAATAAAACCAAAAACATAATGATATCGAAATACCCTATTTAGTAAATAAGGTGATATTGTAAATGTTAAAAATATACGTCTGATATTTGAATTAAATCTAAAAATTTATATTATTTAATACAATTTAAAAAATAATATAATATAATTATCTCCTCAGCTGGAGTCGAACCAGCGTCCAATGGATAGCCGCTGAAACCAATTACAGTCCACTGCTCTACCAACTGAGCTATGAGGAGAGATACATATATACATATATATATATTATTATACACATAAATCTTTATATCGATTATATAAAGATTTATTTATTTTCAAATTGGTGAATTAATTTTTGTATTTTTTCAATATTTTATAAGGAACTTTTTTGAATGGATCAAAAAATATGGAATATGTTTATTTCTAATTTTTGTCATTTTTTTTGTATTCTTATATTTATTCATATTACAAATTCCCCTGTTTTTGAACACCACAATCCATATGCTTTTGAATTATAATAATTAGGATAACAATATTTACGCGAACAATTTATCATTTCTCGCTCATATGGAACATATTAACATCTTTTATATTGATAACAACTTTTCATTATATATATATATATTGGAACTACTTAAATGCCGCTTACAATAAATAAAGTATAATATGAATAATATGAATGCTATTTATGATTTTCAAACCAAACATCAATTGAACCTTGAACGGAGTGATATCAATACATTAGAGTATCGCGTCACTAATATTGAAAAATACATTACAGAGTTTTTAACTTCACAAACACCCAATGATGCTTTTATTCTCACCTCAGTTAACAGGTATATGCTCGCGACAAAAGAATTACAAAAACGACATAGAGAAATAACAATAAAATATATGGACAATTTAAAAGCAATGGAACAGCGTTATGGTAATCTTAGAATTGAATTAAACGCGGAAATTAAAAATGATATTATGTATCCACCGATACCCCCACGTGGTATTCACTCTGTTATTTGGCCCATGTCATCTATAATTATTTGTACAATTACACCAGAATTGCTAATACTAGCTATGGTAATCTGTAGTGTGATAGTTGCAGATTATGCCACTACTCTTAATATTCTGAAATATTAATATTAATTAATATAACACGTTTTTGAAACTTAAAAATATGATAACTGTTTTTGTGTTATTCTAAATAAAAATTGACAAACATCCCATATTTCCATTTATAAATAACAGTTCATTATATATGGAAAGAACGAAATTAACCGTATCTGAAGAAAATATACTGAAAAATTTATACATAGAATTTACGATTTTATACAATACACTAAAAATTAAATCACACGATAAAATATTGATCCGTGGTAGAAATAGACACTGGAGAGTCGAAACAACACTGCCAATACAAGATTTTACATTCATTCCAGGTAAAAATAGAAATTATAAAATCTATCTTTAGATTTGCGTTCAGAGGATATTTAAAGTTCTCAAAGTTGACATTATTCAAATAATTATTATTATTTAAGACAATGTCAAACAGTTTGTATATATAACCAACCTAAATCAGCACATATTAATTTCCAGATGGCGTCTTGGTCGACCTTTTTCTGTCTGTCTTTTAACATGGGAAAAAAAGGCATGAACTTTTTCTCATCCAATAATTCGCACAATTTATATAGCGTGTAATAATAATTTAAGAAATTAACCCTATCTATGGGACAATATTTAGAATATGGTTTTTGTATTTCCATAAAAAGATTGCACAGTGTTTCCTCTAATTCTTGTGACATTACTGGTGGTTTTATACCCAATTTATCTTTTATATATGGTATATGCTCGTAATATTTGTTGTATCCCAGATTTTTTAGTATCTCTTTTGTTTTTTTGTTTGATAACTCATTAGTTGCTAATCTCTCTTTTTTAATTTGTGTCTTTATATTTTCAAATACTTCTGATGGAATATGTGTGCTTTCTTTTGCTTGAAACTGTGCTAATATCTCTCTTAAATGGTTGATTCTTTTGTAAGCATAAAAACATACTTCTTTGGGTGGCTCTTTATAAGACGGTTTTTCATTTTCAATCAAATATTTAACTGACCTTGAACAGTTATTACATATACATGTCCCTTCTGTTTCGGCATATACCATCTCGCCTTTATTACAGAAACTACATATATCAGAAGCAAAACAGTAATTATCATAATTTATGCATGAATTATTTATATTATAAAAATACTTATCAATAATATTTATACGCTCATCGTTGGGTTGTATCTGTGTTTCAATCTTCTCATCCAGATAAAAAAATTGATTAATCTTGCTATTGTTGATTTCAAGGTTGGTTTCATTGCTATTTATGTTTTTCTTATCTTCAAAATAATTGAAAATATATTTAGAGTTGTTTAACATGTAGTCTTTTTTATTCTTTGATAGCATATATATTTTGTTCCGCAGGAGTTTTATTCTATTTTCTGTGATTTCAATTTTTTCGTATTTGGTTTTATTTTTTGAATTGTTTAGGAATCTATTTAATTTGTCTATTTCAGTAATATATTTAGGGATTAATATTTCTTGATTATATTTGAATTCCTCTAACATCTCGCTGTGTTTTTTATCCAAAGTAACATTTTTTTCAGTTGTTTTATTCATACCCGATAATAGTATTCTTATTTGAATTAAATTTATATAATATTTAATCAAAAATATTAATTAATTAATTAATTAATTAATTAATAGATACTTAAATTTTTTTTCTCCAGCCATATTATAAAAAATGGCTGGAGGACTTATGCAATTAGTTGCCTACGGGGCCCAAGATGTTTACCTTACTGGTAATCCCCAGATTACATTCTGGAAAGTGACTTACCGTCGCCACACCAATTTTGCGATGGAGTCCATTGAGCAGACTTTCAACGGTCAGGCCGATTTCGGTCGCCGTGTAACCTGCACTATCTCGCGCAATGGTGACCTTGCCTACCGCACATACTTACAGATCACTCTCCCAGAGATTGGTCAGTCACTCGCCTCCAGCGGCGCTGGAGAAGGCGTCTACGCCAGATGGTTAGACTTCCCCGGTGAGCAGCTCATCTCGCAGGTCGAGGTTGAGATTGGTGGTCAGCGCATCGATCGTCAATACGGCGACTGGATGCACATCTGGAATCAGCTGACCCTATCCAAAGAGCAGGAGCGTGGTTACTTCAAGATGGTTGGTAACACAACCCAATTAACATACATATGCGACCCCGGCTTCGCCGAGGTTGATGGTCCCTGCTCCGCCAACAGTGTCCGCCAGGTATGCGCCCCACGCAATGCCCTGCCCGAGACTACTCTGTATGTTCCCCTTCAGTTCTGGTATTGCCGCAATCCCGGTCTTGCCCTCCCCCTCATCGCCCTCCAGTATCACGAGGTCAAGATTAACCTTGACATCCGTAATATTGAGGAGTGCCTGTGGGCTGTCGGCAGCCTCAACGGCGAAGGCTCAAAGGTCCCTGATGCCTACAAGCAGTCGCTCGCTGCTGCGTCTCTGTTCGTTGACTACATTTTCCTCGACACCGACGAGCGTCGCCGTATGGCACAGAACCCCCATGAATACCTCATTGAGCAGCTTCAGTTCACTGGCGATGAGTCGGTTGGTTCGTCGTCCAACAAAATCAAGCTCAATTTAAATCACCCATGCAAGGAGCTGGTCTGGGTTGTCCAGCCCGATGCCAATGTTGACTATTGTTCGTCTCTCGTTGCCCAAAGTCACCTTAACCACCTTATGGGCGCGCAGCCTTTCAATTACACCGATGCCTTTGATGCTCTACCCAACGCCGTCCATGCTTTCGGTGGTGGTAGCACCACCAGCGGTGAAAATGCGGTTATTAACTCTTCTGGGTTTTTCCAAGACCCATTCTCCGCCGAAACTTCAGTTAACCCTGTTGGCGATGCGAATCAGGCGAGCGTATCTGATGCGGGCACATTCGTCCTGGCTGAGACTGCCCTCGACATGCACTGCTGGGGCGAGAACCCAGTCATTGTCGCCAAGCTGCAGCTCAATGGCCAAGATCGCTTCTCGGAGCGTGAGGGCACCTACTTCGACCTGGTTCAGCCCTACCAGCACCACACCCGTGCCCCTGATTCGGGCATTAATGTCTACTCTTTCGCGCTACGCCCCGAGGAGCACCAGCCATCGGGCACCTGCAATTTCTCGCGCATTGACAATGCTACTCTACAGCTTGTTCTGTCTAATGCTACCGTCACTGGTACCAATACCGCCAAAGTCCGTGTATACGCCGTCAATTACAATGTTCTCCGCATTATGAGTGGCATGGGTGGGTTAGCGTATTCGAATTAAGTTTAACTAACAAAAAAATTATATAATTAAATAAAAAAAAAATATTTTAAAGATTAATTCATATTATAAACTATAATATTATGAATTAATACATAATAAATGATACCGATATATGATATAAATGAAGGCTTAAAAAGAGTATAGAATTATATGGCGAGATAACTTATATATTCGATACTGAATAGATACACATTTATGAATAGGCTGAAATAACCATCCTTTTTTTTTAAAATAATTTAAACATTAATTCATAATATAAATATATATTATGTTTAGAATCTCGGGTAACGCACGGAATAAACTTAGATTACTCGCTACCACATCATCGCTCTGTCTCGGAGGTATCACGGTTGGGTTTATAATAAAATATTATTAAGGCAATTGATTTAAATATAAATCTCTATTATAAGTTATAGTATAATCTCGTAGTATCATACGAATAATTATATTATCATAAATCATAAATAGTTTTTTTGTTATATCGCATGTATTGGAACCGGGTCGTGTTTCACTGACACACGCTTGGGCCCAGCGTTAGCAATTAGGGTAACTCAACATGGACTGTAACATATTACTATTTATACCGTCAATTAATAAATTTTATAGTTCTCATCTTTTTTTACATGGTGAATGTTGATTAAAATTTATATTTATTATATTTAATATAAATATAAAATTGCTTTAGTTAAAAATAACTTATTTTATAAGTATAATGGATTTATCCAATAATTTATTAATTGTTAAAGATTCTTCCAAGCGCAATAGAAAATCTAATGCTATTAAATTGCCTGGTGGTATTACAGAGAATATGATACCGAAATACGTCGTTTATTACAAAGAATGCTATAACAAAGAGAAGCAATTATACAGGGAGTTCTTCAAGATAGAAAAAAATCCAAAAACAAAATCCAATAAAATATATACATCAAGTAAATCTAATAAGGTTTCTATACTTGATAAATTAGAACAGATTAAAACCATACTATTGGATATTGAAAACCGTGAAATTGATAATGAAATATCAAGCGTAGTTCCTTCTTCTCTTAACATACAGGAATTCGTATTGCCAAAATATATATCATTAAAACAAACCGATTCTAAACACAGTTTTATATATGATAAAAAGAGTGGAGAGAACAGGAAAACTATCAAGATGATTTGTAATGGTCATTTAACAGTCTCTCAAAATTTAGAGTTATTTCTAGAAAAAATAGAAGAAAAATACAAGACAGTATAAATAATTCGGAACAGTTCTATATTTTATACTCTTTTGTTAGATATAAAAAAATTGAATGGTAGTATTTATTTGATACAGTAATTATATAGAAATAAAAAAAACAATAATAACAAAAACCAATAATGCCCTGTTATTATGATCTCCCCGATGATATGATTGACGTCATTTCTAAAATAGCACACCAATTGAGTTATCGAGAAACCTTAGAACATCTTGTTTCCGACCGGGGGCATAACCTTCGAGTAACAGTGAGTTGGCAACCAATATTCTCAAACATCAATGACTAAATTATTTGTTCTCTCCAAAAATAAAAAAGTGATTATAAAATTCCTTTTTTATTTTTGGAGAGAACAAATAAAAACAAATTTAAACTATAAGTCAAATTATGTTACACGTAAAAAAATTGAAAACGAAAAGTATCAGTCATTATATTTATAAAAAGCAAATAAACCAAATGATGGACACGGTAATCGATGCAGCAGTGAATGCAGAGGTGGCGGAAATGGATACCGATATTGCAATCGATGCGGCAGTAGATGTAGAGGTGGCTGAAATGAATGCCAGCGCGATGATTGAGGTGGCAGTGGATGCAGAGGTGGCTGAAATGGATGCCAACGCGATGATTGAGGCAAACACAGAGGAAGACGCGATGCACCACCGTCCGTAGATAGGTGGCACGTTACCTCACCTGCCTTCTTCTATAATTGGTCGATTAAAGAAAAAATAAAAAAGTATATGCAATATATTTTTTTATATATGTGTAAAAAATTGAATATAAATAAGATATATTTATATATCAAAAACAAATAAACGAACCAAGAAATAAAACAATATCACCACAAGGTAGGTAAACTAAATGACTTTCACCAATATTGATGCATTGGTAAACGTGGATGTGGGCGTGGATGTGGGCGTGGATCTGGATCTGGATCTGGATCTGGATCTGGATCTGGATCTGGATCTGGATCTGGATCTGGATCTGGATCTGGATCTGGATCTGGATGTGGATGCTATACATGTTGCGAGAGCAGCACTCGCGCTGGCAGCAATGGCATGTCCAATATTATGGGCAGCGGTCATGGTTACCGCGGAAGGATGATTGGTTTCGGTGCTGACAGTGAACGCTATGTATACCGAGGAAACGAAACCAGATATTCTTGTGGGGTAGTTGATTAAAAATGAAACTTTTATAAATTACTTTTTATGTTTTTTTTTATAAAATTGATAATATCTCAAATCAAATAATTACTAAAATATCTCAAATCAAATAATTATGAAAATATTATGGCCAGAAGTAGCATTGAGTATATCTGTTTTGTTGTTTATTATTACCAATAGTTGGATTGGATACATTATAGCATTTAATGGGTTATTAACTCATGTGGCATTTGCTATTTATCTTCCAATTAAAAATAAATTACGATTATTAGACGCAACATGTAATGTTTGTTTTACATTATATGTCAATATGTTTCCACATGCACAACCCCAAGTAGGGGTTATTACATTAATTTCATTTATTTCATGGAGATGTAATCAATTTAATTCCGGGAATATAAAAGCAATCATTCATGCCGTATTGGTTCAATTACCTCTGTTTATTGGATTAAATAATTATTATTTACTTTAGTTTCTGATAATTTTTCACCATCAAAAGAGTTTCATTATAATTTAATATCTAAACTATATTTGAAAAAAATATAAAAATAAAAAAAAATAAAAAAAAATAAAAAAAAATAAAAAAAAATAAAAAAAATAAAAAAAAATTGATTATATCGTAAAAATAATATAATTGTGTATAAAAATAAAATAATGTCTGCTACTATGATTCAGGAAGTCGTTGCTATTATGGACCGTTCGGGATCGATGCGTGGTAAGGTCATTGATTCAGTGGGAGGATTTAATGCTACCCTTGATGTTCTACGCGAGGAGAAAGAAGAGAACACAAAGATTAATGTATCTGTAAAGTTGTTCGATAATGAGGAAATCCTACTGTTTCGGTCGCTCCCCCTTTCAAATGTTCGTCCTCTTGAAGCGCGGCAATTTGTTCCTCGTGGACAGACAGCGCTACTTGATGCAATCGGTAATACGCTTTCATACTTTATGGAGAAGAAGCTACTTGATCCCGCTGCTTATGACTGTTGTACTATTTATGTTGTAACCGATGGACTTGAAAATTGTAGTCGGTCATACACACATTCCACTATTAAGAAACTGGTTCAAGCTGCCGATAGTAAGTATAATATCAAGGTAATTTATCTCGCTGCCAATCAGGACGCAATTCTTGAGGCAAGCAATATTGGAATCGTTGAAGGACAAGCAATTAATTATTCGGAAACACCCGGGGAGATGCAATCGGTTTATCGTGGTGCAGCCTCTATGGTAAAGCGCCATCGTAGTAGCGAACCATTTGAATTTCTAGAAGTTGAACGTAGGGCATCACAGTCATCTACTCCCCCAGTTGCACCCGCGCTTCGTATGCCCCCACCACTCACTCGTTCCAATCGTCATATTAGCCATGCCCCGTCTGATAATTCTGTCCCAGAATCATACCCAGAAGAGGTTCATCGCGAACCACCCAAGCCAATTCGTCAACCAGCCCTCAATATTGAGTAAATATTAAGAATAACATATTCCGATAAAAAACTAATTTTGTTTTTTTTTATCAATCAGTATCGATGACCCAAACTCTACACATCAACCTATACTCGATTTTTGTAATTTCAGATAAATCTTCTATATAGTAATTGTATGCTGAATAAATATCTAGATCTTTTATAAAATCGCTTTTATATTCTCGGCTCTGTTTATTTATTTGAATAAATAAATTATTGATAGTCAACCCAGTATAAGGGACCTTTACATAATAGTATAATTTCTTTGCAAATGGATATTTGTCGCCAGAATCATATCTGTCCGGACAAAAATATATCGGATGTGATATAACTATTATATCGCGCCCCGAATACTCTAATATTACACTGTCCAAGTCTGCTAGATTAACAGACATTTTATCTATGTAATAATTATATGCGTCAAATTCAAATCCTTCCCAATATTCCGGTAGTAATCTTTTTGCGAATATATCTCCCATATTTTATCTATATTGATAAAAAAATTTTTTGAATATAACTTTATTTTTAAAATAAAGTTATAAATATGAATAGCATAATTGCACTGAGTGGGATTCGAACCCACGAGGTTTTCACCATACGAACTTGAGTCGTACCCCTTAGACCACTCGGGCATCAGCACTTAAATATAATAGCAGAACCATATTCAACCACCACGCTATTATATATACTATACTATAACCCTTTATATCTAATTATAATTATAATTATATTTAATTTTAAATTGAATAAATAAATTTTAATTTTATTATATACATATATAATAGACAATGTCTACCAAGAATCAACCACTTATTATTTCATTTGAAGGTAATATTGGTTCTGGGAAATCGTCTATTTTTAGATATGTAAAGCATAATTCAGATACATTATTTTCAAAAAATTTGAAAATATGTTTTATATACGAACCAAAAACCATTGTCCAATCAATCACTGATTATTACGATTTATCATTTCAACTAAATGCCTATATCACCCGCATATTTAAACTAAAAGATGCTATTGATAAAAATTATGATATTATATTCACCGAACGCTCAATACTGTCTGATAAAAAAGTCTTCGGTAAAATGATACGAGATGACTATGATTACATTGATGAAAATGAATATTTCAAATTATATAATAAATTGTACTCTCAACACCTCCATTATCTTGATAACATGAAATTTGTATATATTAGAACTAAACCAGACGCATGTCTTAACAGAATTAATAAAAGAGACATAGCCACTAATTACATTACATTGCCTTATATACAAAATTACTATCATTATTATGATACATGGCTTAACACATATGATATGATTGATAAAAAACATGTAATTATCGTTCATGGTAATGAAGAAACAAATAAAAGTTTATTTGTTGAAAACAATTTTTATCATCAGCTTATGAATAAGCTACTTGAATTTGTATCAAATAGATAATTAAATATAGTTCGTACCCTGAATTATCCATTCCATAGCAACATATATTTTACATATTTTTGTTTCATATATATCAAAATTTCCCATACGCACAACCCAATCGTGTGTAATACGCTGCAACTTCCTTATTATTTTTATTATAAGTTTTTTATGTGAAGTGTTATCACCCAATATCTCATAATATTTATTGTATAAACGACAACATTCCAATACTGAATCTTCGTTATCTATTATATAGTCTTTCATATCTCTATTTGTCAACTCACAAGACTTAAACATATCATCTTCCAAACAAGATATTTTTTTTTTGATAATATTTTTTATAACCTTTAAATATTTCCTATCATATGTCTCGCGCCTTATATGATATAAAATAATACGCTGTAAATCATCTGGAACCCGTCTATAAATGTTGTTTATTACCCTCCGAGATCGACTTCCTCTATAAACAGATTGTATTCTGGTAGCATAACTACCCATGCGATAACGATAATGGGTCAAACAATATAATTTGACCCCTGTTGAGTATAATGTTTTAGATTTGTTAGAGCAAATGTATCTATTTGATATATTGCTACATTGACATCTTTTTGCTTTTTTAAAATGAATTATCATATCTATAATCAGACGTAGATATATATAATTTTATTATACTTTAATCAATTTTTAAATATTTAGCATATATATAATAAAAATGAATGTCGGGTGTCAATCAATTATGTGTAAGTATAACATACAAAATCGAGAAGATGCAAAAGAATTTTTAATAAGAAACCACCCTGATAAAAATAGTGATTTTCCAAAAGACGAATTCACGAGTGTACTATCTTGTTATAAAGACAAAAATTTTTGCTATACGAAAGGCAAAACAAAAACTCCTAAATATAAAGCATCATCCATAAAAGCCACCAAGAAAGCCAGAGACAAAATGTTTACTTGTATGCGTAAAACTGCTAATTTTAGTAGCATTTATGGCATCTATAAATTTGATGACGCTGCTTTTAACAAGAAAGTATTGAATGAAGAAATGGTTAAAACATCACCTAAAATGATTCAGTTATTAAATAATATAAAACTAATAGACGCTGAAGACCAGCGTAATCACGGTAAAAAATTCAAACATTTTATATTTTCAGACGTTAAAGAAGGTGGTTATGGCGCAAAAATCATAGCTTCGGCATTGGCGGCAAATGGTTTTAACCATGTCATTAAAGCACGCAAAAAATCCAAAAAACTTTTACAATTATATTTAGATATCCCGAACAACCAATCAAATTTTGCACTATTATCCTCTAATACCATATATAGAGGAACAACTTACAATGAAAAACTAAAAAAAACAGTTCTTGATACATTTAATTCGCGACCCGGAAATATTAATGGTGATAAAATAAGAATTATTGTTTTAGATAGTGGTTTCAAAGAAGGCATTGATTTATTTGATGTTAAATACGTTCATATTTTTGAACC